CACTGGCGGTGCTAGTGGCTATTATCGAGGAGATGGTGGTGTTGGCGGATCTGGAGGTGGTGGTGGTGCGGGCAGTCCTGTGGCGGTAGCCGCTGGGGGGACTGTAGGACAAGGTGCTTCAGGTGGTAAGGCACACAGATCCCTATGGTCTGGCGGTGGTGGTGGTGGTGCTGGTGGTGCTGGAAGTAATGCCCGTACCAACCGCATCCCTGGTGTTGGTGGTGCTAGTACAGTTTCTCTGATTACAGGAGTTAGTATTCAAGTCGCAAAAGGGGGTAATGGTAGCACTAAGCTCGCAAAACAAGCAGGTACTCTTTCAACCAACGGCACAGGAAACGGTGGGGACGGGGGTTATACCAGTGGCAGAGCAGGTGGGTCAGGTGTTGTATATATTAGATTTCAATTTCAATAAAGGATTAAGATTATGATTTACAGATTAAATGGAGTTGAAATCAACATCAACCAAGAACGAGTTATCAATGGGATTACATATCCTGTATATACACTCCTACGTCTACAAGATAAATGGACTGAACTAGGTATCGCTGAGGAATCAGATCCAGTACCGACACCAGAACCTGCTCCTACCCCTTTGACTGCTGCTGAGTTACTTGAGCAAACAAAACAAGAGCTTACTTCGGTTATTGAGATTTATTTAGATGATGCTGCTATTACTAAAGGATATGATGATATTGTATCCGCTTGCTCTTATGCTGCCACACCTAATACCTTTCAACTAGAAAGCATTTCCTTCATTGAGTGGCGAGCTAGTGTATGGGACACAGCTATTGTAATTCTAAATGGTGTACTTGATGGGACTATACCAACCCCAAATGAAGAAGAACTAATTGCTTTACTTCCTAATTATATAAGTGTAATTTAAGAATATGATTGTATTATCTTTAAGTGTCTTAGTTTTTCTTTATCTTTTCTGGTGTATATACATCCTAGTAATGGGGTTATATAGATTACACCTTAAAGATGAATTGCACGGTCTGAATAAAGTATTAGCTTATCCAGCTGTAATTGTAGGCTTGTTAATTGATGTTATTGTTAACTGGACTGTAGCTATTGTCCTGTTCATGGACTTCCCTAAAGAGTACTTAGTAACCCAACGTCTAATTAGATACAGAAGTACTGAGTCTTTGGGTTGGAGAGATAGAGTAGCTACTTATATCTGTGATAACATCTTAGATGTATTTGATCCTAGAAGTAACCATTGTTAATTTAAACTAATAGCGATGAGTCTTTCTCAAAAAATACAAATTGTCAGGAACAGTGCTGAGGCAGATTTATCTGTATTCATTACGCTGATGGCTCCCCACCTTCTTCTAGGAGGTATCCACAAAGAATTAATTCAGTGGTGGACTAGAAGCGAAGCTAAGAAGAACCAGTTAACACTGTTACCTCGTGGCCACTTAAAGAGTAAATTAGCAGCGTATAGAACAGCTTGGTGGATAACTAAAAACCCAGAAACCACTATTCTATATGTAAGTGCTACAGCAGACTTAGCAGAGAAACAGTTGTACCAAATAAAACAGATCTTAGATTGTCCTATTTATCGCAGGTATTGGCCTGAGATGATTGGGGTAGATGAAGGAAAAAGAGAGAAATGGGCAGTTGCTGAAATTGCCGTTGATCACCCTAAACGAAAATTGGAAGGAATACGTGATGCAACTTGTAAAGCTGTTGGTCTCACTTCTAACACCACTGGCTTCCATGCTGACGTGGTTGTCCTCGACGATATTGTCGTCCCAAGTAATGCTTACACAGAGGATGGCCGAAGTAAAGTGGCTTCAGCGTATTCTCAGTTGGCTTCGATTGAAAATCCAGGAGCGCAAGAATGGGTTGTAGGTACTAGATACCACCCTAGAGACATCTATCAAAACATGATAGAAATGCACATGGAGATCTTTGATCCAGCCACAGGAGACTTAGAGAGCGATGAAAAGATCTATGAGTTATTTCAGAGGGTAGTAGAAACAGATGGAGAGTTCTTGTGGCCCTCTCAAGTACGTACAGATGGGAAATCTTTTGGATTTAATCATAGAATCTTAGCTAATATTAAAGGTAAGTACCAAGGAGATATTACTCAATTCTATAGCCAGTATTATAATAATCCTAATGCTTCAGAGACAGCTCGTATTTCACCAGACAAGTTCCAGTATTACGAGAGATCTCTCCTTCAAAATAAAGAAGGGGATTGGTACATTAAAGATCGCAAACTAAATGTATCAGCTGCTATTGACTTCGCATTCTCTATAAAGAAACAAGCTGACTATAGTGCTCTTGTTGTTATGGGTGTAGATCATCTAGGCAATTATTATATCCTTGATATAGATAGATTTAAGACAGATAGAATTGTTGATTACTTTAATCACATTGTAAAAGCACAATACAAATGGGGCTTTAGAAAGATTCGAGCTGAGGTTACAGTAGCCCAACAGACTATTGTTCAAGAGCTTAAAGAAAGTTATATCAAACCTAATGGCATCCCTCTTTCTATTGATGAGCACAGACCTACTCGTCACCAAGGGGATAAAGAAGAAAGACTTGCAGCAATACTAGAGCCTAAGTATGACAACATGCAAGTGTGGCACTATCGCGGGGGTAATTGTCAATCCCTAGAAGAAGAGTTGATTATGTTGAGACCACCACATGACGACATTAAAGACGCACTGGCGAATGCAATTACTATTGCAACGATCCCAAGACACAGAGGTACGGCACAAACCATTAGCAATGTAATTACACATGCTAGGTTTGGTGGTGTGTCTTATTAAAAAGGAAAGAAGTTATGGCAGGCAAGGTCGCACAAATACAAGAAATCATCACCCCTACAAACTTAGCTAGACAACTCTCAGGTTTATATAATAACTGGTGGATCCAACGCTCTATTAAGGAAGGTGAGTGGAGAGAACTCCGTAATTATCTTTTTGCTACAGATACCACAAAGACAACTAATTCTAAATTACCTTGGAAGAATAAGACAACTATTCCAAAGTTAACTCAGATTAGAGATAACCTACATGCTAACTATTTAGACGCTTTGTTCCCTAATGACGACTGGCTTCGTTGGGAAGGTTACTCTATGGAGAGTGCTAATAAAGGTAAACGTAAAGCTATTGAAGCGTACATGACTAACAAGCTACGTGAGAGTGGCTTCAGAGAGACTATCTCTAAGTTAGTGTACGATTATATTGATTACGGCAATGTCTTTGGCGAAGTCCAATGGGTAAACGAAGTACACATCGACCCAACAACGGGGGAGGAAGTAACTAACTACGTAGGACCTAAAGCAGTTCGAGTATCTCCTTTTGACATTATCATTAACCCAACAGCTCCTTCTTTTAAAGATTCTCCTAAGTTCACACGATACATTAAATCTATTGCAGAGCTAAAGAAAGATATTAAGAATAGCAATAGCCTCGGCTTTGATGAAGGTGTCTTAAATAAAGTCTTAGAGACTCGTCGCTCCCTTACGTCCTTCCGTATGGAAGATATTAACAAAGCTGTAGGATATTCTATTGATGGCTTTGGTTCTCTTCAAGAGTACTATCAATCAGGTATGGTAGAACTATTAGAATTTGAAGGAGACGTATATGATGAAATTAATGATGTCTTATTAGAGAACAAAATTATTACTATTGTCGATAGGACTCATGTCATTAGAAACATTGATAATCCTAGTTGGCTTGGTACGGATAGTAAAGTACACGTAGGTTGGAGAGATCGTCCTGATAACTTGTATTCTATGGGACCACTTGATAATCTAGTAGGATTACAGTACAGGGTAGATCACTTAGAGAACCTTAAGGCGGATGCTTTGGACATGACCATCCATCCCCCTTTAAAGAAGCGAGGTCAAGTAGACCCCTTTGTGTGGGCACCAGGTGCAATGATTGACATGGCTGAGGATGGGGACGTAGTTCCTATGCCACCTAACCAAGCAGCCTTTATGGTTAATAATGAAATTGGGGCTTTACTAGCTCTAATGGAAGAAATGGCAGGGGCTCCTAAAGAAGCTATGGGCTTCCGTAGTCCAGGGGAGAAGACTGCTTTTGAAGTAGATGCCCTTAATAATGCAGCCCAACGCATCTTCCGAAATAAGATCAATAAATTTGAAATTGAATTTATGGAGCCTTTGATTAATAAGATGCTTGAGTTTGCAAAACGTAATATGAACTCAGTAGATCTTGTACGGGTAATGGATACTGACTTAGGCGTAGTAGACTTTATTAGTATTACTAAAGAAGATATTACGGCTAAAGGTAAATTACGTCCTATTGGAGCAAGACACTATGCAGCTCGTGCAAGGTTAATGCAAGATATGCTTGGGGTATTTAATAGCCCTGTTGGGCAGATTATTGCCCCTCATATTTCTGCTAAGAAACTAGCTAAATTAATTGAAGAGCAAATGGGCTTTGAACAATACCAGTTCGTTCGTGAGAACATCGCAGTAGCAGAGCAAGCTGAAACACAAAGGCTTGTAAATCAAGCACAACAATCCGTACAGATGGAAGACCAACAACCTGGGGAAGAAGGTCTTCTATTTGACGACGACGAAGAGGAGGAAGCATAGATATGTCATACACCAAAACAACAGACTTTGCCTTACAAGGCGTACTATCCAGTAACGATATCCAAAGGAACATCAGGGGCACGGCTCTTGACACTGAGTTTGATGCTCTTGAAACCTCTAGTTCAAGTACATCAGTAAAGGAGTTTGGAGCCGTTGGAGATGGTGTTTCTGATGACACGGCTGCTATCCAGGCAGCTTTCACTTCTGGGGATAATATAGTAATTGATGGTGGTGGGTTAACGTACATATTTAATGGTACTGTTAATATCACTAGTGATAATGTAACTATCCAAAACATGACCTTGGATTGTAGTAATGCTACGTATACAGGCTTTCAATCTATTCTATACTTCCCCGGTACCGCCGATGCCGCGATGATTTTGACTGCTGATACTCTGATTGGTAGCAACGTGATAACTGTGGCCGATACTTCTACCATAAGTGCAGATGACCACCTACGATTACGTAGTGACGCGTTGTTTTCAGAGTCAGCAGGTAACCAGTTAAGCCAAACGGTCGAAGTTAAGTCTGTATTAAATGCAACAACTCTGGAGCTGTATAACGAACTAGAATTTGATTTCAAGGCGGCAGATAATGCAGATATTGCAAAGGCTAACCTGATCAAGAACCCTAAAGTCCTCAATGTCAACTGCATAGGTAATAACACAGGTACCGTTGTATTTACTAGGTTCAACAGGTGTATTAACCCAGTAGTGTCAAACTGTAACATTGAGTACGTATCCTATATGGGTGTGTACCTCTATAGATGCGTGGGTGGAGTAGTTTCTGGTTGTAGTGTTAACCACCAAGTAAACGGTAACAGTATAGGCTACTATATTAGTTATGGTTGTGTTGATACAGTTATTGAAAACAACACTGCAAAAGATACAATGGCCATGGTCATAGATGGTGGAAATGATATCAACCTCAATACAAAGATACTTAACAACATTGGGAGGACGAGATCAACATCTATAGCTTTAGGAGTAGTCGCAGTTAACGCGGTTGTAAAAGGCAACCTTATAGAGAATGGCACTCCTATAACTGACAGTGAGGTAGGGGTGTCGGCGCTTATGGTGTCGTTGTACAAGCAGTAAATAGCGACATTTTAGATGTGAGCATCTCAAATAATATTATATCGGGAGTCACCCATGAAGCCATAAACGTCACGGGCACCAGAGAAGGACGTAGTGTTTCTAACCTACATATATCCAATAATATTATAACGGGGTCTACTAGGGCCATAAGGATGTGGACAACATCCACAGCGTCCAAAATATCTAACGTGATGATTTCAAATAATTCATTTAAGGATTGTGCCACTGGGATACGCTATCGCAACTGTGATAACTTACAAGAGATGGGGTCTAACTTTATAAACTGCACAAACTTATATTTCGACGGTGGTGAAAACAGCAATATATCCACTGATAATAGTCGCAGACCAGTAGTATCCACATCGTCAGTAGACTTCGTTGTGGAACATCGGAATCAATATATTGTATGCAACCCCGCTGCTGCAATGAATATAACACTACCCTATGCTACCGTGTACACTAGCAAAGAGCTTGTCATTAAAAACACATCCTCTTTTGCAATCAACAGTTCGGCAGCGAATGTAGTACCCCTTACCGGCGGAGTAGCAGGCACATCAATACTACCAGGTACACCTGGTTCATCTGTGACACTTAGGAGTGATGGGGTTAACTGGATTTCATTCTAAACAAACAAAAGGATTTAATAATGAGAACCCCTTGACAAAATAACTATATTATGATATAATGAAATTATGAATTTATCTTTAAAAAGTAAAGACTTTATTAAGTATTCTAAAGAAGAAGTTGTACTAATCTTAAAAGAGTATATCAAAGAGCAAAAAGAAGTATCTTATCGTAAGATGTTAGATGACGATAACTTTAAAAAGTCTAGTTGGAGTGAGTTTCAAGCATTTCAATTAGGCTTTCAAAAGGCTCTTACTAAACTCGATTTGTTTATACCTGACCAGGAAGGCATTTAAAATTGACAACCGAAGAAACTATATTTACTGGTGAAGAGACCTCTAACCCAGTAGTAGAAGTACCAGCCACAAATAAGACGGAACTTCCACCCGAAGTATTTGACTTTGTAGGCGAAGGCAAGAAGTATGCAACACAAGATGCTGCATTAGCATCTATTCCTCACGCACAGAATCACATTTCAACCCTTGAACAAGAGCTCCTGACTTTAAAAGAAGAGCTTACTAAAAGGAAAACAACCGAGGATCTTCTTGCTGAATTGAAGGAAAGTAATTATATGGAAAATACATCCAATGAAACTGTAACTAATAGTAGTGGGCTTACCCAAGAGCAAGTCTCTCAGATTGTACAAGAGAGTCTAGTCTTAAGGGAACAGGAGAGTGTCTCTAGCTCTAATGTTAAACAAGTCGTGGATACTTTTGTTAACACGTTCGGGGATACTAGCAAGGCGAATGAGATGTTTACTAAGGTAGCATCCGAGTCCGGCTTATCTGTTTCAGACTTGAACAGACTAGCTGCTTCTTCACCCAATGCAGTATTAAAACTAGCTGGGATAGACAAACCCTCTAGCCCTCCACTTGCATCAAAACTTACAAGCTCTATTAATACAGAAGCTTTGGATCGCAACACACCAGACTCCAGTCTTTCTGCTCGTGTAGTTAGTGGGTCTACTAAAGATCTAGTAGGTGCATGGAAGAATGCTGGTATTAAAATCGGCAGACAATATTAATTTAATTAAAAAGGAAATAACAGATGTCACAACTTACAGGTAACACCACAGCTTTCGTAGAAGCTGAACAATATAGCCAATTTATTTTGGATAACATGCACGATTACTTGCTTCCAGCGGGTATGTATCGTGACGTATCAGACTTCGGTTCTGGTACTACTCTTAACATTAAGACTGTTGGTACAGTCACTCTTCAAGATTCACAAGAAGATACTCCTCTAGTATTTAATCCTATTGATACTGGTTCAGTAACTTTAGGTATTACTAACTATGTTGGTGATGCTTGGCGTGTATCTGATGACTTGCGTGAAGATGGTTCTCAAATTGATACGTTGATGGCTATGCGTGCTCTTGAGTCTACTCGTGCCTTGGGTGAGAAGTATGAAAGTGATTTCTTAGCTTCTTCTAATTCATCTCAAGCTGCTGGCCTTAACTTAGTTAACAATCGTCCTCACCGTTGGATTGGTGGTGGTGCTGGTGCAACTACACGTACAATGGATCTTACCGATTTCATTAGTATGAAACTAGCTTTTGATAAAGCTAATGTACCTGCTGGCGGTCGTATTGCTATTGTTGATCCTGTAGTTGAGGCTTCTCTCAATAGTATTACTAATCTAGTAAACGTAAGTAATAACCCTCAATTTGAAGGTATTATTACTGAAGGCTTTGCACGTGATCATAAGTTCGTTAAGAACATCTTTGGTTTCGACGTGTACACATCTAACTTCTTGGCTGTTAGTACTGCTACAGAGGCACTTAACGGAGCTACTTACAACTTGGCGAATACAACGTCTGCTGTTGGTGACGTAGCTAACGTATTTATGTCTGTAGCTGATGACAATGCTAAACCTATTATGCATGCATGGCGTCGTCAACCTAAAACAGAAGGATGGCGTGATAGCGACAATCGTGGTGATAAGTTCCAAGTTACTTCTCGTTATGGCTTCGGTGCCCAGCGTCTAGATACTCTTGGTGTTATCTTGACATCTGCTAGCGCATACTAATATTAAATAATTAAGGAGAGTTAAAATGAGTTTTGAAATCAACACGAAGCGTAACGTACTTAATAACTACGGCCCTCGCACAACAGACCAGAAGTTTGGGGGTCAAACTAGCGATGATGTAATTAAAACAGCCGTATGGTCGTTTGATTATAATGATCTTCCTGCATCAGGTACAACTAATTTGCAGAATGTTATTCCTGCGAATGCCCGTGTACTAGAGGCTTTGCTTGAGGTTATCACACCTTTCAACGCATCTTTAACAGTAGGCTTGGAGACTAGTGCTGGTGCAGCTATTGATGCAGATGGTTTGATCGCTGCTGCTCAAGCTAGTGCTGCTGCTGCCGCTGTTGGCGGAGCTGTTATCACAGGTGCTGGTGCTTTGATTAAGAAGACTGTAGGTGCAACTGCTGGTGAATTGGTAGTAGCTACAACTTCTACTGCTGGTCGTGGCCGAGTGCTTGTTCGTTATATCTTAGCTGGTGTGTAGGCTATTTAAGTAAGCTACACTTTGAGGGGGAGTGGGAGTTGCTCCTATTCCCCTTTTTAGTTATAAAGGAAAACATCCATGGCAAATATTAGTCACAAAGATATTTTAGATCCCTATATACACGAACCAAAAGGTTTATCTGCAACAGTAGGTAGTGGAAAATCTTATATTACATCTTCACCTGGAGTAGCTTCGTGGGAATACCTGCAAGCACATGGTTTAGTATTTAGTATGGACTTTACAACACCTACTTATACTACTACGACTTTAGCAGCATATGAACTAATTAACCCAACTACAGCCCCTTATGGCACATCAGTCGAATTCTCTGATACAGTTGATGCTAAGTTAACTTACACAGGTTCTAAGGCACGTAACGCCTTATTAACCGCAACCCTTACATTTAAAGGTGCTAATAACGCTGTCTATTACGCGGCCATCTTTAAAAACGGAGTTAAGATCGATCCCTCTGAAATAGCTGTTACAACTGTAACTGGTGATTTTAAGACTATTACTATTTGTGGTAACACTGCTATTACCGCTGGAGACTACTTTGACTTAAGACTTAACGCTTTGACCGCAGCAGCTAGTGTACACGGTTTTAGTTTGTACGCCACAGCAGGAGCATAATAAGTATGGCTAAGATGACAGTTCTAGATATGGTACAAGACATTCTCAATGACCTTGAGAGTGATCCCATTAATAGTATTAATGACTCTATTGAAGCACAAGCGATTGCTCAGACAATTAAGACTACCTTCTATAATATTATTGAGAATAAGGATTACCCACATCAATATAATATTATTCAGTTAGAAGCTCTCGGTGATATTACCAAGCCTAACTATATGAAGATTGCTGATAACATTGAGTACGTTAAGTGGGTTAAGTACAATACTCGTAGAGCTAATACAACTAAAGATGTCTATACGGATATTGCATATAAGACCCCAGAAGACTTCTTAAATATTGTAAATGCTCGTGACTCTAGTTTAGCTACTATTGAGGTAGTTCAAGACTACTCAGGGGTCAGCATTAATGTCATTACTAATAAAGCCCCACAATATTACACATCTTTTGACGATATACATCTTATTTTTGATTCATACGATTTAGCAGTTGATTCTACTTTACAACAGAGTAAGAGTAGTTCCTTTGGTAAAAGACACATTGAGTTTACCATCTCGGATAATTTTATTCCTGATATGCCAGTACAGATGTTCATGTACCTTCTTAATGAAGCGAAGTCTACTGTATTTGTAAATAGTAAACAAACACAAAACCCAAAGGCAGAAATGAACGCTGTTATTCAAAGACGTAAACTAAGTCAAGAGGCTTGGAAGATTGCTAATGGAATCACTTATCCCAGTTACGGAAGGAAGTAAATACAGATGGCAAAATTAGATTTAAATGATATTGTTACGGAGTTTGCTTCTAATACAGCGATCAATGTAAATAACCAAAGCTTAGAAGCTGCCCTTGAGAATACCCTTAGTCGAGATGGCACAGGCCCTAATGCCTTGAATGCTAATCTTGATATGAATGGTAATAAGATTATCAATCTAGCTGCTGGGGTCCTCTCTAATGATATTGCTACTGTTGCTCAAGTAGAGGCTGCTGTAAGTGGAGCGGCTTTAGTAGGAGATCAAGGTCCTATAGGGCCTGCCGGCTCTACAGGGAGTCCAGGGCCTACCGGCTCTACAGGAAACCCTGGGCCTACCGGCCCTATAGGAAACCCTGGGCAAAGTATAACAGGTCCTACTGGGTCTACTGGTGCTCAAGGCTCTATAGGTGCCACTGGCCCACAAGGCGCTATAGGAGAAACTGGTGCCCAAGGCTCTATTGGTCTTACAGGCCCACAAGGGTCTACAGGTGCTACAGGAGATGTAATTAGTCAGAACATAGAAACCTTAGTAGCGACAGCAGGGCAAACGGTTTTTACCTTATTAACAATATCTTATTTCCCTGGGACAACAAGCGTTTCCGTTTATGTTAATGGACTTAGACAAAATCTAACCTTAGACTTCACAGAAACATCGAATACAAGTATTACTTTTGTGGCCCCTTTAGGGGTAGGTGATGAGGTCTCCGTAATAGTTAATGAAAGCCAATCAGTTGTTGGTGTTCAAGGGCCTATAGGACTAACAGGAGTTACAGGTCCTACTGGCCCACAAGGCGCTATAGGACTACAAGGAGCGGAAGGTGTTCAAGGGCCTATAGGACTAACAGGAGTTACCGGCGCACAAGGCAACCTAGGACCACAAGGCCCACAAGGGGTAACAGGATCTACAGGACCTGTTGGTGCTACTGGACCTATGGGATTACAAGGAGACACAGGCCCTCAAGGTCCTATAGGGCCTTCAGGGGCAGATTTATTAATACGTACAGAGTTAGCTGCTGCCAACGGCTCTTCTACTATAGGCT